TAATAATACATCTTCAGTATCATATTCTGTGTTTTTGAATACATTTCCTCCCTCATTAATATAGATTTCTTTTAATATTTTAATTAATGATATCATGATTTCTATTATAAATATGCCAATTATGTGGAATTGATCATAAATATATTAAATATCCCGATTAATTTGAATTTCTAATGGAAAATGCTCAGAAGTTGGTTTTACATCAGGGTGTTCTAATTTATATAATTCATGTATATATTCGAATAATTTTAGGTTATCTTCTATAGCTCTTTCTGGTTCATATATTTCCCAACCTTTGCCTTGAATTTTTTCACCTTTTTTATCTTCACCACGTTTTGAAGATTTCAACCAAAGAATACCTATTTTATCTATTTTTTCTTCATATAATTCATTCCATGCCTGAGCATAAGCTGATAATTGTAGATCATAGCTAACATATAGTGAGTTAGATGTTTTAATGTCTAATAGCCATTTTACACCATTTATTTCTATCACTAAATCACATGTTCCAGCATATATGTACTTATCTGAGAATAAATGGATTTCACTTTCAATTAGTGTTGGTTTATGAGTAGACCAAAAATCATGGAATTTTAATATCATTTTCCAAATTTCTAAGGAATATTTAGAATACCCATTATCATCCATCCATGAAATTTTTTCTCCCAGTAAATAACGTTCAATAGCATCATGAACTTGGGTACCTTCATCTGCAGCTTTTCGAGCAATAATATCAGCATTATGGCCTACATCTTTAAGCCATGTTTCGAAAAATTTATTTTTTGGAAAATATTGCAGTATACTAGTTACTGAAGGGTAATACTTGTCATCTCTAACATAGTATCTTGTATCTAATATGTTTACACGCTTTAGATTTTGATCTATTGCTACAACACGTTTAATACTTTTTTTATATACATTTACATTTTTTTCGATCATAATAATTGAAGTTTTTTCTCTAAAAGATTAGAGAAGGTTAAAGGGTAAGTTTCTTGTACAAGATATGTAAACTTTTCAAATCCCATATCCGCAGGGTCTTTATCTTGCAAATCTACAAGATATACTTCTTTTCCCTCTTTCATAAGGTTTTCACAAAAATTTAATGCTTGTTTTTGTGCATCTTTATCTAACGCTATATATATTTTACCTACTGCTGATGTAACAAGTTTTTTCATTAGACTGGGTTGTATTGTTTTGCCTAGTAAAGGCACAACATTACGTTTAATAGTTAAGGCATCAAATGGTCCTTCACATAATATAACGGGCACATTCCAGTTTATAAATATTTCAAATGGTATTATATTGCGAGATGTAGATGGGTTTTTATATTTTACAGGATTAGATTTATCAAATGTTCTAGCAGTAAAATAATTTAAACTTCCATTTTCATCATATGAAGGAATAACAATATGATTAGCATACCTTCCTTTTTCGCAATATCCCATATTATATTTGATGATATCATCTCGTGTAATACCTCTAGCTTTAAGATATGCCAAAGCATGTCTTCCTATGATATCATGAGGTGTAACTTCAAGCAATGGTTTAAATTCTTTAGGTAATTCTATTTTTTCCTCTTGTTTAGGGGTATCTATGGCAAAATATGTTTTAACTATAGATTTAAGTTCTACAAGCTTCTCAGAAGGAACATCAATGAGTTTAAACATTTGATGTAACTTTTTACCTTTTTTGTTACAAACCCAACAATGCCAGCTTTCATAACTTTTAGATTCTTCATCAAAGTTTATTTCAAGTTTTGGTTTAGTATGTTTACAAAATGGACAAGTATAAGCAGCATTGCCCCTAGCAGTAAGCTTACCAGTACCAAGTACAGAATTTACTAAAGCAACTAGAGTTTGATTTACCATAACCATAATGTAAAAAAGAAAGCTTGGGGAACCAAGCTTTACTTTAAAAAGGTATATTTACTTTAAATATTATTTAAGTCTTTCGATTTTTTCTCTAGCTGCTTTTTTCTTATCGTCAATGCCTTTTTTAGCTTCTCTAAACTCATTCATAGCATCTTCCATTTCTTTAAGTTGCATTTCATATTCTTTCAAAACTTCAGTAGCATGGCGATTAGCTTCGGATTTATTTTTATATACTCCTTTTGTTTCGTCCATTTTGATCTCATCAAATACAGTAGCTTCATATACCATGTCTTCTTTGGTCATTTTTCCTTTAGGTTTTTTAACTACAAAGAATTTGCCTACTTCATCTACAGGAGTATATTCTTCTTGTTGTATTGCTTCTAATTCTTCTTTAATTAGCTGGCGTAATTGGTTTAGTTTCATATTTTTTTATTTAGAATATATCGTCAACAGTAAATGTAAGATTGCGGACTATTTTAGATAGTTTTTCTCGATCTTCTTTAGATAGTTTTTTAACTCCTTTTAAATTAGCTTTAAGGTCTGCTATAAATTCATTTCTAAGTTGATCGATTTTTTCTTTATATTTTTCTAAAAGATTTTCTTCTTCTTGAATTATATTTTCAACTAAAGAAATATCAGCAAGTTTTTGCATGCGTTGAAATTCTTCGGATAGTATTTGTTTTTTCATGTTGTTTTTTTATAAATATGTAAATCTTTAGCTAAATGTTAAAATCCTTTGTATAAAATTTCCCAAGGATATTATCATTAAAATATTCTTCAGGACACTCTAATACTCCATACTTAAATAAGTACTTACATTCATAATATGTTAATAATTTTTTGCTATAAACTAGTTCTAATATTTCGCGTTTGAATTCTTGTTGTTTACCCTCTTTTAACATTCCTAAAATGGGTTTAGCAGAACCATAATATGTTTTCCAATCGCTTTCTTTTTGAATAGTTTGATGAGTTGGTTTACGGCCGGGGCCGGTGTGGGTGGCAAGTTCTTTTTGCGTTAATTTGCGTTTTATATTGTGATATAGCACCTTCTTCCCAATATACGATACTCCGCTCGGTAAATGAGTTGTCATGTATATAAACCCGTATAAACCGGAAGGAAAATCGTCTATTGTTTCTATAACTTTATTATTGTATAACCACATTATCTATCTATATTTATTAATATTGTTGTATCTGTTGTTGCTGAGGTAGGAAGTGGTTGAGCGAGTTTACCCACAGCTAATAGATTTTGATCTTCATCATATAAACCTACTGTTGATACATATGGGGAAAAATATGAGCCGGTTGTATTATCTGTGGAAATCCCCCCTTTTGGTTGATAAAAATAGCTTCCACTATATAAAAGCATTGAACCACTAACCTCAGCTGAGGGATTCAAAGTAACATTAAATTCATTTGATCTAATAGTGCATTTATATTGTGTTTCATATATGGTAAGTGAAGAAGAAAACGAGCAAGTAACAGCAGATGAAGTTACAAAATTAAGTATGTCTGCTGATGATCCGCTTGTTATAATTGCTAATCCTTGATAATAAAATATATTTCCATATATTGTTGATCCTGATACTAGATTGCCTTCTCCATCATCTGTAATAGTAAAACTACTTGATTTCCATATAAATGAATTGGGTTGTATGTAATTTCCAAATAAACGAGAAGGTATAGATATTACTCCAATAGTAGAGTCGGATGCTGTAGGAAAATATTTGGCAAATGTTAAATCTGTTTGTTTATAGTTGAAATATCTGCCTGTTGAAGATGGTGGTCCTACTAAAACATTTCCGGCTTCATCATTTCCGGGTACTATAAACCCAACATTAGCTGGGTCTCCATAGCTTGAACTTAAATAGTTTGAATAGAATAATTCCTTAATTGAATTATATATTAAACGCTGATATTGAGTAGATACTTGTCCTGTTGTAGGATCTGTTATAGGATTAAATAAAGAACTTGTATTGAGCCCTAAAAACCTATCTATAGAAACAATAGATGCTGTTAACTCAGATGCTCCTTGAAAAGTAAACGACTTATTTACTTCAAAAGGAGTAATGATTATATCAGATGTTAAAAATTGTTTGTAAGCGCCCATTCATTTTAGAAATCTAGCTTAATACGAACTAATGCTTCTGAAGTAAAATCTTTAGGTAATGGTCTAGATAGTTTAGCTACTGCTAATAATTCATTAACATCATTATATAAACCCACTGTTGTAATGTATGTTTGTGGATTATTTATAAATTGATTATATAATACCTCACCTGTAGATCCCGAAATAAACGACGGATTTTCAGAATAATTGAATTCTGAGCTTCTTGCTCTTACAAAAATATAATCTGAGGTTATTGTTTCTTGAGAATTGATTTGGAAATTAGCAGAAGCACTTATTGCCTGATATAAAGAGGTCATTGGGGATACATTAGGTACACCTGATCCGGAAGCAGAACCACTATATACAAATCCAATACCACCACTTGATGTTGGGGCAGACAATGCTTTAGGGTTTAATAATATAGTTCCGATATCTGGGAGTAACCATCCGTATGATCCTGAATTTGTTGTATCCAT